ATCTCTCAGACTTGAAACGGTCAAATCCCATAAAGCACCAACCGCCAAAGCGCGAAAACCATTTCACATATTCCCCAACTTCTCCCGATTGCTCTCTAATTGTTAGGCCCTGAATTATAGAGGTATCGTTTAATTCCCCCCAGAAATATCCATTTTCAAAATATCCATTTCCAAAGTAATTTTTAACCTCAGTTAAATCCAATAAAATTCGATTCACACCCTTTTTTAAATTAAAGCCTGAGAAAATCCTATCTGCGTCTGAGTAGATTGAAACGTCAATCGGCTTGTCTTTGTAAACCGTTAAAACATTTGAGGGGAGTAGTAACCTTATCGACTCACTAGAAACAACGTCCTCAATTTGATACGCTGCCTTTATGAATTTTAACGTCCTGCTTTCTGTCTCTGCCTCGTCTATTGTGATAGTGATTTCAGTCTCATAATAAAGAGACGCGTCCAAGGTGATAGCCTCATTAAGTGAAGTACCGTCATTAAATTGGCTTTGATTTGCCAGAACCTTAATGACTGGCTTTGCATTAAAATAAAACCTCTCCTGGGCGTCTGCTGAGATATAAAATGTATAACCTCCTATCTCAATAGTTGCCTTTGAGCCCGTACCAAATTCAAAAATCGAATTATTAAAAACAGTATTCAGGCCAGTTGGTTCCTTATAAAATTGAATCATGCTGCAAATTCTTTTAATTGTTCTACTGCGCTATAAACTGCAAAATCTACATTAATCTCTTGTACCTTGTCGAGTATCGACTGGACCCTTTGGGGAGTGTAAACTGCCTCAATGAGATCTGTCCCCCCTTGTTTGAAATATTCAGTCCCCTCTCTGGCTATTTTGCGGGCTATTAAAAAGGCCAGGGAGCTTATTGTAATATCATTCTCTAATGGAGTGAGCCCTTTATCTACAATCCATTTCTCAATAGCTGAAATATTTGGGAATGACCCAGGTTTGCGTCCGTCAACTAATTGCTCAGTATAATCCTGCGCCCAAATCTGAGCAACAAAAAGACTCTCCCCTTTTTTCTCAACTTTACTCTCTAAAGTATCGGCCCATTCTCCAGAGGCTCTCATTCCTAGAGCATCATATTTTTTAATGAACTCCTGGCCCAGAATATCAAACTCACCTTTTAAAAAGTTCTCTATTGTCATATTTGTTTGATACTAAAATTCACCATAATACCGTCCATATTTTCTCCAAATACTCCGATTACGTCTGTGATTGTAGGCGTGGCCATTATCATATCCTCAGAGCAATCAATGACAGCCTCCAGGACCGCGAAATGGATTGTTAGTTTAGGCTCAATATTGCGTCTCCATTTTCCTTTTTGAATGTCCTGGCCTTTCTGTCCGTCATAAACCTGATCCAGATCTGCCTTTGTAACTATCATGAACCGTCCTGAGTTGTCAATTACTCCAGTCCTAGATCCTGACTGCGGGTCTTTCTCTGGCCTAACCGATACAGGGTCCAGGAAGAAATAAACAGTTTGATCTGCGGCTCCCTTTGTCTGGACTAAATTTTGAAAATCTCTGCGCCCGTAATTAAACTCCCAACCCAGGCCCTCAGTGATCTCTCTTAATTTTTCTACTAATGTCATGCAGTTTTTGTTGTTAGTTTACTATAAGCCTCCTGGATCTCTCCTCTGAGCTTTTCGCGTAATGAAATTGAAAACACTAAACTATAATTCCACTCCTGTACGCTTTGAGGCTTCTCTCCAAATTGCTCCCCTATTGAAATAAGCGTGTTTAAGTCTCCTAATATTGAGAGCTTTTCAATTCCTGCCTCTATGAGTTTTGAGTTTGGCTTTCCTGAGAGGAGTTTTTCTTTATCTCCTATCCTGGTGATTTCGTCCTGGAGCCAGTTCAAGGCCTTATAAAAATCCAATACCTTTCCACTTAAAAACTGAGCTCTCACGCTTCTTAAAAACCTGGGCTTTAATCCAAAGGCTATCCCAAAAACTTCAATCATTCCGTCTAAGGTGATCACCTCCAGGGACCTCCTAATAAATACAACCTCTTTAAATGACAGTGAGGTGAACTCAATACCATCACGCCCTAAATACAAAGACCTGGAGTCTAAGAATCTGAGCGCATTATTATACTTCTCAAAATCCTCCATTGACAGGGAGAAGAGTTGTTTTACACTTATATTTTCAAGATCACGCACGTAATGAGAATTTTTTATTGATTGTTTGTGATCCAAAAATGAAATAACCTGCTGCCTCGTTCACATGGTCAAAGCCGCCCTCTTTGTCTGGGACGCCATTCTTATATGTTTGATTCTCTAAAGCCTGGGAGAAAGCAGGACAGGCCTCTGAATTGACAAAATACGTCCTCTCTCCTTTATTGCTTTTAAAAGCGATATTCATAACATTGACGCGATCTCTTACCAGTGGATTTTTTGAGGGTGATTTAATTGTAAACCTGGCGTCTTTTAGAATTTTAATGTCAGTACTTCCAGAGGTGGACCTGTTTTGGCCAGAGGCGTCTGGGTACACTAGAATTTTAAAGTCCTGGTATCTCTCTTTTATGATTCTCACCATGTCTGAGGTGTCGTATGCTCCAGTTATTTCATCAATAGCGTGTTTAATATCCCCGTCCATTACATGAATAACCGCGTTCATGTTAGTAATATTGAAGTCCATTCCGATATGAAGAGTGTCTCCCCTTTTTACTTCTCGAATTGAGCCGTTTAATTTTCTGTCATAATTAACATAAACAGATCCAGAGGTCAAGTTCACAAATTCCCCGTCCATGTAGGCCTTTAACTGAGCATCTGTGTAAGAGTCTATTAAACTTTCAATGAATCCCTCTGGGATAAATGGATTGTCCTGTGTGGAGGCTTTAATAAGGGTTTTGTTTTTAGATTCATTGGTGACAAAAAAGTCATATAGAAATTTAAAGCCCTCTGGAGTTGAAACAAAATCGAGTTTGTTGTCCCCTTTAATGACTGACCTATTGCGGCCCAGGGCTTTCACAAAGACCTCTTTCATTTTCTTTGTAGATAATACGTCTGCCTCGTCAATTAGGGAATAGCCAACCTCATAGCCGACTATTAAATCGGGGTTGTCCATGGACCTGAGAATTATTCGACCGTATGGAGTTATAATATCTTTGTCAGTTTTATTTAATTCAAAAGGGATATTTTGATTTTTGAGAATTTCTGAGAATTTTGGAAACGCAATATCTTTAATAAGGGGATAGGTCGGTAAATAATAAGCCACGTCGCAAGAGTGAAAAACATGAGTCGCTATGGTCTTTGTGACTCCAATGAAAGTCTTTCCAGATCCAAAACCACCGATCAATCCTGTGTGCCTGGTCGGAGAGCTTAAAAACTCTGCCTGGTGCATTAATATCTCAGTCTCTTCTGCCATTGATTATTTTAAAAATAAATGGTTTTTCTTTCTCTATGACGTCATGCTCTTTCTTGTCTGCCAATCCCTGGATCCTGGCTGTTAGATTTGAATTAAACAATCCCACCAGGGACCCCTCTATTTGCTGATTGTCTATTTTATCACGCACCCGCATAGTGAGGTCTGAAAACTCCGAAAGTTTTGCGTACTCATTAAATGTGCTTTTTGTTATTCCAATATACTGACAAAGCCCGATCAAAGTGTAAGGTCTTTGAATCGGTATAAGTAATGGCGTTCCTGCCGACTCCCCTCCTCTTACAACGTCCTGTTTTATCCATGGGTTTGAGTCTGCCCAAATAAAGTATTTATCACAAAGGGACTCTAATTCTTTAGGATCTGGGAACGTAAGACCTCTCCCCTCGTTGCCGACTGAGAGCTTGTTGCCTTTTATGAATAATCCCTTTTTGTCCCTGCCCTCTTCCATTTTACTATTATTACTATTATTACTATTGTAGTTTTTTAACGATTTAAGTAATTTTATAACTACCTGTTTTTTAATACTTTAGTCTCATTCCCTCATAGGGTGGAGACTTAATCTCTGGGATTTATTAAATTATTTAGACTATGAGTGAATGTAGGCTCTGACTCCAGGGGTTTGCTAGTCCTAAATCTATCAACTTTAGGGTTTACTATGTAGCCTGTAATCGGGTTCCTCATTTGGTCCCACCAGGGGGGAGCTAATACGTCAATCCCTCTTTTTTTAGCCATTCATTGCGTTTATATTTCATTATCGCTGCCTTAATACTATTGTCATTAACCTGGTTTAGTCTTTTTTTAAATCCCTGATTTAATATTCCGTTGTGCCTCTTTCTAATTTTAAGCAAAAAGAAAACGGCCAGGAATAAAATTAAAATTACTGAGATTAATATTTTCATTTGTTTAGGTCTTTGTTTAAGTCTTTTAAGTCTCTATTTAAGTCTTTGTATTTGTCAATAGTCTCAATCAAAAAAAACCTGTCCCACTTATAACCCTCCCTTTTATAAATTGAGGCTTTCAAGTCTAAAGTTTCAAGTTCTTTCTGGGTGATTCTGTTTGTTATATTTAATCTGTAATTGATTAAGTTTCCGCTGAGATAAAGATTGCACCTCACGCACTGGCCATGAACATTCAGGGGATCGAATTTTAATCCAGGATAATGTCCTGCTGAATAAAAATGCCCCGCCTGTAATGTGGTGTAGTTACCGCATGACACGCAGGGCTTGTCTTTGTCCCTATTTCTTATAAACGTATGGAAGTGCCTCACCGCTATTGATTTAAGCTGTGGGAGAGATTTCTTTTGATTTTTCTGAATAGATCCGATCATAAGACTTTGCCTCTTTTGGAGGTGATTCAAAAGTCTCAATCTCGTACCCGATTAAGGAGGCGGCCCACTGTTGGACCACTTGGGGGGTTTGACGCCCTTGCCTCAGATGCTTTGGCGTTCTGATAGCCTTTAAAATTAGTGATCTTTAATTCACTGACCCACTATTTTAGAGGGCTGCTTTATACTTACAAAGATAATGAGAAAGAGCATAAATAAAAAACATATTTAGCAATAAATCTTTTCACTGTCCTGGCTCTTAGGCTGTTGAAACACTTTAAAGCCTGTGATTGGATTGATCTGTAAGTCCCAAACTGGAAACGCTAATTTCATTTTTTAATGGTTTTATTGGTTAAATTTTCTTTTTCTGCCTCTTCTATTATTGTGAAAGCTCGGCTCATTCTTTCATTATTTGCGTAATAAATATTTCCAACTTTTAGCATAAAATCATTAAAGCTCAGTCTCATAAAATTGCTTTTAAATATTTATCAAAAAGGTCTAGCAGAGTGCATATTACCACTAAAAGAGTGCTGAGTGAAATAAAAGCCAGGGACCAGGTAATCGTTGTCAAAATCGTGTCTATAATTTTATTGATCATGATATTTTTTAATGTTAAAAGGTGCTTATATCGGTTAGTTGTATGCAAGTTTTAAAAAAGTTTTTCCACCGCACCGCTACGATTTAGCCATTCGTTTCAATGAAAGAAATGCAACATTATCGTTTAAGAAACCGCCTTTTGCTTCGTAGTAGCAAAACTCTAATTGTTCAACAATTTTTTTAATTGTGTCATATTTATCCATTTCAATTTCTATTCGAGTTTTTGGAACTATAATTGGTTTTGATTTTGCTAAAAAGAATAGTTTTCCTTTAGAGCTTCCTTCAACGGTATCCCATTCAAAGCCGTATTTATCAGCCAATATTTTCCAATAGGCGTTTATGGCTTCTGTTAGATTGTTACTGAAATCAACACCACCAACCATCATTACGGTATTGGAATTAGCTTTATTTATGCAAATTATTTTATCCATTTCTGCATATGACATTTCAAATTCTTGTTTCATAATTGTTTATTTTTTATTAAGTTATTTTCTAATTGGTCCCAGGTGGTGAAACTTGAAAAACACCTTTGAATTGAAATTCGTTTGCACTCGTTAATCAATACATTGGAGGTTTCCCCATTGGCGTTTAAAATGTTGAGCTTTGCTTTCTCTTCTTTTGAAATCGCATGGGATCTCTTTTTTTTGAGGTTAATCTCTGCCACTTTTAAAACTGCCATTTCTGTCGCTTTATCCGTTGGCAGCATTTCGGCCTCAAGAAGCACCTCATAGAGATAAAGCCGTCCAAGGTCATTATACACCATTTTGTTTTTAAAGTCGCTGTACGCTTCTCTAAGACCTCCCAAAACTATGTTGCGCTTCTCTTCTTCTGTTGGTTCGTTCTCTTTTGCCTGGAGTTCCAAAATTCCCCTTTTAACCTGATTGTCATAATTTGCTGTCAAACGTATTTTTTCGATTTGATAGCATTTAATTATCTTAGCCAGGATCACGCAGTCAAGTTTGTAAATCACCTTGTCAAAAGCGTGACTAAAATCACCTCTCACATACATTTTAAAAGCCTCTTTGACTTCCTGGTAAGAATACCTCCCCAACTCGTCTGAAATGTATTGGTCAACTGCCATGTAATGCAGGATCCTCTCATTTTGGCCTGACTCACTGATCCCTAAAAAACTTAAAGCCCAGGAGATTAACTCGCTATTTGCTGCCTCCTTTTCATTTGGTGTGAACTCTTTTATTTTTTTTTGCTCAATAGATTTAATTATAGAGGGTTTGTGCGTAAGCGATTGCGTCACTTCTTTTATAAACGACTGCTTTTTTTGATAGGCTACTATATTTTTGTTTTGCTCCATTTTTCTCTAAATTTTCAAGCCATTTGTGATTTATTCCAGACCAACTGTTTTCAACGGCTATTATTATAAATTCGTTCGCTGTTATTTTTGACTTTTCAATTTGTAATGCTATTTTTTTAAAAGCCGTTTGAGTGTTTGTGGCGCGTTTATTTTTTCTAACTTCTAACCACTCGTTTATCACTTCATTTTCAACTCCTAAATTTTTTAATGAATTTTTAAAATCAAATTTTTGTAATACAGATATATTAATTTCTTTATTTATTAGTTTATTAGTTTCTTTAGTTGTTGCGATTTGTCTGCTAACTGGCTTGCGATTTGTCTGCGATTTGTCTGCGATTTTGCTGTCAAATGGATTGCGACTCTCAGTCTCGGAGTCTTGCATTTGATCCCATTTTAAAAGGGTTACAATCTGAAATCTGTTTGTCACTTGGATTGCGATTTCTCCGCTATCTTTTGCCTTCTCTATTGCGGTCCTGGCTTGCGACACTGAAATCCCGCAATTTTTAGAAAGTGAAGCCCAACTCATGACTAATTGACCCGCTTTTATGTTTATTCCCTGCCAGTTTTTAGGCTCATAGTTTACAGACAATAAAAGGTGAATTAAAACCCTTGTTGCGATTATATCTGAGTACCATTCCCAGTCCTTTAAAGTCCTGTGTAATTTGATCCACCCCGCCATATTTAAGAATTATAGTATTTATTTATAAAATCAATCTCAAACTGAAAGAGGGGCCAGGCGGCTTTGATCTCTCCCTTGTCTATTGTTACTTTTATTTGTTGACCGTCATTGCGTAAAATGTGATAGGTGTTTGGCATTGAGATTGATTTGTCAATCCAGACCTGAGAGAGTATTAATTCTGCTATCATAGTATTGTCGCGTTTATTACTATTAAATTATTTATTCTGGACTTTTCGCTTGCTGAGATTTCATTTTTTACAGTAAATAAAACACAAGCTCCTACGTCAATTTTAGCCAGGAGAGTGAAATTCTTAGGTCTTAATTGGAGGGACCAATTATCCCCGTCACTGTCCAGAAACAAAACCTCGGCCCGAACTGGACGGGTGACAATTTTTTTTGATATT